AAGATAATTCAGGTAGGGGCGACTCAACCCATATCCGGACGCGCCGTCTGTCCCAAAGACTTCGTAACCGCTTCGATCCTTGATCGAAACATAATCTCCGTTAACCGTGCGGATAGCTGCTTGTCCGTCTGATCCACCGTAGTAAAGAATCCACAGCGGGTCTCCGTCAGACTCTCTGCCGAAGAACGCAAGGGGGTTACCTTCGGGGGTTCTGAGGTAGAAGATTTGCGCCGTGATGTTGATGTCCGCAACGAACTCCCCGGGATTCGAAAGCTTCCCGAGAATCCACCACGATCCGACTCCCTTGGAGTTCTCCGGAGCCCACCCGAGTAGTCCCACGATGTCGCCAGGTTGAATCACGAGTGCGTTGATGCCCTCAACGATTGGCACATCACGTAGCGTGATTCCACGCCACTCAAGCGTGTTGCTCAGTCGCTCGTTGTTCCACGTGAGCACACGAGCCTGTGAAAACTGCACACCTGCCGAAGGCGGGGGAGTGAGCAATGCTGCGAGATCACTCGTAGTGCGGTCCGTCATGCAATGCCCCCGAAAGACAGCGGATTACCATTGGTAAGCCAGATTTCTTGCCACGTTTCCCAGGAAGACCAGACATCCTCCCAAGTTCCATCGGGACCGATCATGTCCCAGAGCTGTTCCCATGTGATCGTGGTCGGCAGGATGCCGTCAGCATCGGATGGGGCAACCCGAGTGAACTGCACAGTCCATAGCCACATTGGTTTACCATATACCGTCCGGGACTGGACCGAATCCCCCACCATGACATATCCGTCAGGAATGCCTGAGTACGCGGTGGGGCACTCTATGTCTTCGTCGTCTCCAGGCGGTTGCAGCAGCATGAGACCACCATAGGTGAGCAGCGCTACGAGAGCACGATTCTCCGCTTTCGAGTAGGTGATGAACGTCAGCGTGAACGAAGCTGACGACCCCACGTCTGCGATGCCTAGAATCTCATGCCGACCTTTGATGTCGAAAAATGCCGTTCGAGATGTCCGCTCAAGTTCTTGCCAGTCCACGCACTCAAGAACTCGATTCAGCATGGGGTACGTCATGGACTTGAGCATGACACCCGCTTGCATCGGAGTGACGCTCACGATCGAGTCGACCGTGGGCGGGATGTTGTCGACGCGCATCGGACCGAACCACATGGTGACCGGATTCCCGGATTCCTTGTATCCCCGGACGTGCACACCTTCGCCGAAAGGAATTTCGGTGTCGGTAACAGACACCTGGAACCCGTTTGGTTCGTTTGACCCCTGCTGCCATGCCCGCATGGACAGAGTCGAGCCGTGCACGCGGAATCGGACATGCCAGGAGATCCCCGGAGACCACTTGCCGACAACGATGTCTTGGGAGATCGGCGTATACGTTCCGGCAACGGTTTTCGAAATTCGGATAAGAACGTCTCTCGGTCCTCCGATACCTCCGCCGTTGTCCGACTCGAATATCAGTTGGCTCTCGTAGAACGTATCGAAGCTATCGGCTCGGAGCCCGACATTAAATTCAGTGATCTGATCTAGTGCACTATCAGGGTAAATTGCTGACCAGGTAATCTCCGAGTCGGTCGATCCGGGAATGACGTCCGAAATTTGTTCAGCGAGAAGACCATCAGGAACATCGTCTTCAATGACGCCGACGCCGTTTTCAACGTAGAGTGCGAAGCCCGGCGACGACGCTCCGAGGAACCACTCTTGACCCGTGTCCGCCGTGCCCCAATCGATTCCGTCCACCGGAGCGAACTCATCGATCGATGCTGCGGGTTCAACGGTCCAAGCATTCCCTATGCCATCATTGAACGCCGTCGTACCGGGTGCTTGCGTGTAGAAGTCGGGGTTAGCGACGACCGTGCTTCCGACTCCGATGCCATCACGAACGCGGACTGCGAACACCTTGCCCGCGAATGGAGCCCTTGGAGCAGCGCTGTCTCGGGAGCCGACCATGAGAGCATCGTCGCCGTCATGAATCGACGTAGTACCCGATTGCGTCTGCGGAGTTCCCAGCTCGAAGTACACGCTCGTGATTCGAGTCGTCACGTAGAACCGAGCTGTTCTACCGCCATTGTTGTTGTCGACATCGAGCGTCGCTCGAACAGCGATCCGTTGTCCGATCGCCGCCGGAACAGGGATCGATGACAGCATGGTGAAATTGTTAGTGCCGTCTGAAGACCAGGTGAGGCGAAGTTGCCCCGTGGTTGTGATGTCCATGCGGTACGCACGCTGATCAGTCGAATCAGAATATTTCCCGACGATCGTGGAGTCTTCCAAGGGAGGCCAGACATCCGGGATGATGTCGGCTTCCAAGGTGATGTCTCCGACGATCCTCAACGACGGGGCGTCCGGAGTACTCGCGTAACTTGCCGGATCACCCGCAGTGACAAGAGCTGCGCCTACCGGATAGAGCCGCTGGAACGAATCAAAAAAGGAAGGCGCGAGCAGCCGATAAATATTCTCGTGATTTGGTGTGTACTCGTAGTCATCAACGATGGTTACCGATAGCGTGCCCATGTTCTGCGCACCACGAACAGCTTCCCAAGACTCGCCGCCGTCCGTGGATCGCTGCACTTGGTACGAGACCTGCGGGATGGGGTCGACAAGTTCGATACGCACTCGACCGAGATTGTCGTCTAGGAACGTCGCAGTAATGGACGCCATGTTAGATCCTTCCCGTTCCCGTACGCGCGCGACGAGTCAATGTTTTATTGTTGCGCGTGACCTCAGTGTTGACCATCCGTGTAATTGTCTCATTGCCGATTTGAACGACAACTTGGATGGGCCCATCTTCGCCCCCGCCTGCTCCGGCTTCTTGGAGCGCCGCAGCAAGAGCGTTGATTCCATTTGAATTCGTCAGCGGAAGAACCATCTCATCCGGGTGCAGCACGGCCAGACCCTCATTCGTGGTGAATCCGCCGGTCTGCAAGTACGGGATGTCGGGCACGATGTCATCAATGCCGAATGTGTTTCCACCGATCTCGGGAACCCATGAGGGGATCGAGATGCTGAATCCGAAATCAATGGCGTTCCAAGCACCGATGATGGTATTGATAGCGCCTTTAGCAGTGTCGACAAGTCCTGAGAAGAAGTCACCAATAGATGACACGCTGTCACCAATAACGCTGGTGATACCGCCCCAGTTATCACGAACCCAATTGATCATGAGCTGAAAAGCGATCTTCGCAATGTCGACCTTTTCGGACACCCATTCAATCAGGGGTGCGAGCCATTCGCCCAGCTGGTCTGCTAGCCATTCGATGGCTGGAGAGACCCACGTCTCGATTACGTACGCGATGCCTTCGAAGGCCAGTCGGATGACTTCAAGCGCAGGGGTGAGCAGCAGCCCGATTAGCTCGAAAATAGGCGTGAGGATGGCAAAAAGGACATCGAAAATTGGTACGAGGATGCCACCTACGATTTCGCCAATAAGCGACAAAATTTCCCATAGCGGAGTCAATGCTTCGAGTAGGGGCGAAATTGCCTCAAACAGGCCGAGAACCAAGTCAACCAGCGGAGAAAGAAACTCCATCGCAACACTGAATGCGGTGAGCAGTACCTCACCCACAGCTTGAACGATAGGCGACAGCTCTTCGAGCACCGGAATCAGGTCGTCAACGAATTCCGCGACGATCGGTGCTACGGCTGCGCCCGCCTCATCACGCAGTGTAGCTAGTGATCCTTCGAGCTGACTGAACGCGAGAGCGCCGGAGTCTTCGAGCTGTCCGAAACTCTCCTCAGTACGGCCAGTGGCATCGTCGACATCTGCGAGAGCTTCGGAGAATCGAGCCGCACCGGCTTCGGTGGAGAGTGCAAGGATCGCCGAAGACGTCTCCGCTGACCCTGCAAGCTCCACCACGGACTGTCCGGCGTCTGCGGCCCCGTCCGCAATGATTTGGGCGGCTTCTTGCAGATTGCCGCCCTGCGCGATGAATTCCTGAAAACTTTGTCCTGTCAGCTCGTTAAACGCTTCGGCTACAGGTGTCGTCGAGTCGCCAAGCTCTTCAATGAGCGCCGCGAGCTGTCCACCGGAAGTGCCTGCGTCGCGGCCGGTGATGCTCATTGCCGCGAATGCCGCACTCACTTCATCAACGCTTACACCAGCATCACGCGCGAAGCCGGAGATCTCACCGAAAACGTCGCCGACGTCCGTAACTTCAGCGTTCGTGTTGCTTAGCGTGGTGGTGAGGAAATCAGCGGCGTCTCCAGCGTCAGCAAATTCGCCTTCGAACTGCGCCATGAGTCCGTTGATGACGCTTACGGTGTCGGTAAGATCAGAGCCCGACACCACCGCCGACTGCGTAGCTGTTTCGAGGAATGAAATAACGTTGTCTTCAGGGACACCTTGAACGATTGCGGTGTTCAAGGCGGGTACAAGATCCTCAGTGAGGACGCCGTATTCGGATTGCAGGTCAAGCAAAGCTTCGCGGTACTCGTCGACAGCAGCCGTCGAGAATCCCGAGTCCGTGGCTTGCGTGATCCGGATGATGTCGCCTTCGAGATCAAGCGCCTCGCGCCCCATGTCGATGAAGGCATCGATAGCAGCTCCGACCGCGACCACGATCGCGCCGATACCTGCTGCGCCTGCTGCCCCGACCATCGCGCCTCGGATGTCGGTACCGGCATCGAATGCGCTATTCGCCAGGTCAAGGAATCCGCCACTGCCTTCGTCAGCGCCTTCGCGGACGGAGGTACCAACGGTGTCGCCGGTTTCCTGAAAGCTCCGTTCCATCTCATCGGCGGCGGCGGCGGCTTCAGTCTCAATGTCTGTGAACGCGATATCTGCGTCACGACGGATATCGTCAAAAGCTGATTCAGCACTTCGCTGCGCACCGTCGAACGCATTGCGAATAGCGTTTTCGAGATCCCCATATGCGGAGTCGATCTCGTCTGCCGAATCTTCTCCGGCGTCTGCTATCCGGTCGAGCGCATCTTGCACTTCGGATAGTGCAGCATCGGCAAAGTCTTGGAATTCGCCTTCAAGATCATTCAGTGTTCCGGTGAGCGTGTTGTCGAGTTCACGCGCGGCATCGCGCACACCGGATTCCACGTTCCGGTTGAACGTGGAAAAGTCCGGCTCGATCTCGACATATGCGACGTCTAGTGCATCCGACATGGTCGCCCCCGGTGATTAGTTACCGATAGACTACCGCAGGTTTTTCTGTGCGTTCCCACCTACTTTAAGTGACTGAGCTACGGCGAGCGACTGTCTAGTCACAGTAAGATCATCGCCCCACCCGGCAGGGCGCGGTGGTAGCTTAGACTTACGTTTTCTCGCATTTGAATCGGGTACTTCAGGTACCGTGTCTTCGTTCTTGGCCTTCTCAGTGCTTCTCAGAGCGTTTACGCTGGCAGCGGCTAGTTCTTGCATCTTGAAGGTGGACACAGCACGCGCCATCGCATCATCGAACTCCCGTTTCTTCTCCTGAGAGGCATTCCGAACGGCGAAGTGGTAAATCAGGTTCAATGCCCGAGAGAAGGGCAATTCTCCGGGATCTATGCTGTGTTCTACGCACCAACCGTCGAACAGCGGCCAGACGGAATCTTGCGCTACCCAGCCGATCAAGAAGCTGGCTTCGGCGAACTCCCTTTTCCCATCTCCGAGATAAGCGCCTTAGTGATCTCAACCAACAGCATGCCGTCGATAGGCGTCACGTCGTCGTCGCACTCGCCGGTGATGCGTGGCTCGAAGAGCGCGAAGGACTCTGCGGTCAGGATGCGCGAGTACAGTGATTTGATCTTCTCGAAGGCCCGTTCTTGATCGCCGTCTTTCGCTGCGATACCTCGGAAGGCATTTTGCAGCTTGAACAGGACTTCAGCCGGAAGCGCGGCTTTCGTGTGGTACTCCTCTTCGTCGACCGTGAATGAGGTGACGCGCGGTGTCGTAGTAAAATGCATACGAGAATACTAACATCACTATTAGAATTGACGTGCCGCTCGAATGAGCGCATCTCGCAGAAACGGATTCGCTTCCATGTACACGGTGCCTTCGTGGACGTATATCGCGTACTCAACGTCGGTGCCGATGCGCGCAATCGGCATGCCGTTTCGGTAGAAGATTCGAATTTGAATCGAATTCAACAGGTTGCCGGTGTCGATGCGCTGAGGCGCTTGGCGAAGGCGCTGCTTGGCGTTGGCCTGAACAATGAGTGCACGCGCCTGTAGGTCACGCTCGATCGGGCCGCCTGGTTGCGCTATCCGAGTTCGGATGTACCCTACGTTCAGCGTTTGCGTGGTGCGTACGCGTGCCACGACGCACCTCCGATCAGCTCATCTCGCAGGGATAGCACCCGTTGTCGATCGTTACGGACACGGGCAGGGTCGAGCCCATGCAAGCTCCTCTCGGACCCACCCACGTTTGCGTGCCTACGACGAAATCTCGATAGAGTTTAGTGCCGTTTGGTAGCCGATTCTTCACAGCGTCGCTCAGGCAGCAGATAACCCCAGCTCGGACAGCCCAGGCGTCTTCAGCAGCGATACGCGCTGCCGCTTCCAGATCGTCACACGTCGGTGGTTTTGTACTTGTGCCAGTTGGCGCGCATCGCATCATGGTGATGAGGATGTTCACGACGAACAGCGGTGGTCCGCATTCGCGCCGTCCCGGTCGCTCACTTCCTGCGCGCGGAACAGAAGTTCCGTTTGCCTCATAATTACTGTCCAGCGCCACGGTGAGCTGTCCGCACTCGCATTCGTCGTCGGCGGATTCTCCGGCGATGACGCATGCACGGTCCGGCGTGCCCTCAGTGGTCATATCCAGCCACTCAAGAACACAATCTTTTATGTGCTCTGCGATATCGAAAGCTGCGAAAGGGTTAGCGTTGCTCTGACCCACTAGGTACTCACCCGCCGTCCCCGTTCGCCATCGATGTCGAAGATCGTGGCAATTCCCGTGTTCGACGGATTCTTTCGGTTCAGGAAGAGATCAGCCCAGTAAAGACCCGTTCGACCGGCCGAGAACGCAGCAGCATCGAAGAACACCTTCGTTACGCCTTGCCGCGTAATCTGCTGCACGGTGCTTTCGAGCAAAAGACAATCGCTCGCGCCCACGCACCGCTTCACGATCTCGGTTGCGAGCTGTCCCGCTGCCATTTGTCCTAGGTGGGGAACCGCCTTCCCGTACTGCGCAGTAACCGACCAGGTACCTTCTTCAGTGTCTTCGAGATTCAGATCATTGCAGCGCGGCCAGTCCAGCCCATCCAGCCGAACGAGCAAACGCCAGTCGTCCACACGGTAGGCATCGGGATCGAGAACTTCGCCGTCCACGCGCACTTCCGTCACGTTTGCGACAGGGTACGGAAGCGCCACCTCCGAGACCGAAGAGCACGAGCATCCAGAGGAACACGATCCGCACGCGATGTTGAACCACTTGCCACCGACAAGTGCCGGGGCCGGGAAAGGCCATGAGAGCCCTCCGACATCAAACCACCCGGTGGCGGGAATCCAAGGCCACGCAGGGAAGCAATCCTCTCGGCAGGGTCGCAGGGTCATCGAACACAGCCCGTACTGCCGTTTCGTCCCGTCCCAGAGCACTTCCGTAGCGATCATCTCCGCCTGCTCGATCAGCGCAGGATCGACGTCATCAGGGTAGGAGGTGCAGAGCGTAGGCCACGGCTCGCACGGTCCCGTATCAAGCGCTGTCATGCTTTCCGGTCCCTTCCGGTCGCTCCGGCACTACATCGTCAATGCGTTCTTGTCGCGGTACTCGGAGCCTCCGAGCTGCCTGATAGCCCCGAGTGCCGTACGCTCCGGGTCGGTGTCGACCTCCGATCGATCTGGCTACCGTTCGAGCAGTGCTCATGCGGATGGTTCCTGACGACCAGTTTACCGACAGTGCGGAGCTGTCGGCTCCAATAAAGTGGTGAGCGATCCGGCCGTCTCCGTGTCCGACAAGCGAAGGAATCGTTCGATGATCCACGAGACTTGGAAACGTGCACCACGTTTCCATGCGCATCACATCAATGGCGTACCTTCCAATGCGCCGGTCATAGTTAGGGTACCGCTGCGTATCGCACCACGGGAGCATTCCGTCAATGATGCTGGTCGGCGCGATGATCGCTACTCCCCAGTTCAATGACGGCATGACGATGAACGCGGCTCCTGCGGCTGCTGCGTCCTGTACCGACCGATCAATGCGCGACCGAGACGGGCGTCTCGTGCCGACGTACGGCGACACCAGCACGTTCGGGGGCACGTGGTCGAGCGCTCGTTGCAGTCCCTCAATCAGGTCAGCACATGGGATTGCATCATCCTGAATTACCATGCCCCAGTCCGCCGATTGATCAACTGCTTCCCACGCGCGACGGCCGGTGTCCCAACGATCATTCTTCTGATCCCAAACGACATCATCGTTCGATATTCCAAGGCGGCGCACAAGGTCGGGAATGAAGCGCTCGCGCTTGGGGTGCGCCATGACCTTCACTGAGAGTGTAGCCATAATACCTTCTCGTAAACGAAGAACGACGCTGCGCCTTCTCGCAAGGGCATCTCTATTATGCTCAATGACCATTCGGGGAACCACTGAGCTACGTCGGTCGTGAATGTGCGTCGATAGACATGTTTCGCTGTTCGACCGAGATCGTAGTTCGTGGAGTAGATCATGACGAACTTGCTGGAACTGCTGAACAAATTCGTCAAGTACTGGCGATAGTCGGTATCGTCCGGGAAATGAAAGAGCACGTCGAAGCTGAGCGCAAGATCGTGCTGTGTTCGCGTTGCGGTCTCGAAGGCGTCGACCGTGTGGAACAGGTAGCGCGGTCCGAGCTTCGCGAACTTGTCGCGCATCTTCGCGATGATCGTAGGCGAGATGTCGATTCCGATGTATTGTGCGCCGTGCAGGTCTACCTGTTTGAGAACTCGTCCGTCGCCACAGCCCCAATCGACAACGGACTGTACGTCGTTCTCAGCAATGAATTCAGAAAGGTACGCCGCCTTGTATCTGCCTTCAGCGCCTTCAGACCCCGCGCCGGATGAACGTCCGAGACGATATCGCTGTTCCCAGTAGTGTTTCGGAGTGAACAGATCTTCTGTCACAAGCCTACCGCCAGTCCTGAAGGCGGCGTTCGGTTCCAATCGATGTCGAGCGCTGAACCTTCGTAGTGCATGAAAGAATCTCTCTCCGAGCTGTCATGCCCAACGAGTGAGGGCAGTGCACGATGCTCTACGAGACTTGGAATCGGGTGCCAAGTTCTCCAGCGGAGAACGTCTCGGTAGTAGATTCCAATTCGTTTATCGTAGTTCATATCTTCGCGCTCGGGGTGAGAACACCACTCCAGCATATCCGGAATGGTTCTCGTAGGAGCAGCGATGGCAACACCCCACGCAAGCGAGCGAAGCGACATCCAGGCATGGTCCTTCGCAAGGGCGTGCCGAATGGCCTTGCGTACGTGATGGTGCGATGGCTTCCCACGGCCTACGAACGCGGACACGAAGCCTTCGGAGCCGAGAACGTTCAAGCCCATTTCAAGCCCGGCAAGCATGTCCGCGCAAGGCGCAGCGTCGTCCTGAATCACTACGTGCCAATCAGCACGTTCCTCATACGTCGCCCAGCACTCAGCACCGACCTTCCAGCGCTGTCGGGGGTCCGCTGATGGAGTTGCTTCCTGGTCATAGATGATGGGAACCGGTCGATCAAGCTGCGACTGAAGTTCTTCAGCGGATTCGCGTCGCGTCGGGTGCGCCATGATCGACGCTGAAAGACGCAGCGGCCGTTTCCCGGGGTTGCATAGTCCTAGTCGACCTTCATGCTTTTCTAGATTCCTGATCTCGTCCCGCTGTTCGAGTAGACGCACAGCGGTCAGGACTCCGGGATTCGTCGGAGTGTCGTAGTCGTCGAACACGATCAGTGCATCGTCTGCGAGGAACGGCCGCCACGCTCGGAAATCGGCCATGACGGCTTCATGATGATGGTCGCCGTCGATGTAGAGCAGGCCGATTGTACGGTTTCCACCGACCGTGCCCCACTGTGCAGACGCCTTCACCGTATCCGACTGTATCGGAGTGACCATCTCCGTCATCCCGGCGAGTGCCACTTGAGCCTGAAAATCTTCAAACTCCGGAGACGGAAGGCGATCCATGACGCGGTTGCGCCACGTCGACACAGCCTCAGACCAGGCATCGACGGCGAACACCGGTGCCCGGTACCCGATACTCGAACCGGTAGCGAGGTAGCACGTGGACTTACCACGGTACGAGCCGAGTTCTACAATGGCTTGATCTGCTGGAACACAAGCAGCATAGTTGTGCAGCAGCTCGCCAACACCTCTAGAGATCAATCCGTCAAGGCTGGCGAGTTCTTCGAAATCCAGCACTAGTGTCCCCCGCTCGTTTGTGCTTCCATGACCCGTTTAGTGTGATCCCACGAATGCACCGCGTAAACTGCCGTGTCGAAAACTTTCGGCACGGTGCCGCGCTTCACGTCATTGTACGAATACGGATACCATGAGCGTTGTGGCGCAACGTACCCGCCGAACCTCCGCCATATCGGAGTGAGGTACTGAGGTCCGCTGAGCTTGTTCGGTCGGCTCCCGCGCTGCTTTGTCACGTTTGCGGGCAAGTCCGAAACGAGTGTGCGCATGATGGGGTGGTTCGGAACGACGCCGATGTAAGTGTTTCCGATCCAACGCTGATCTTCATACGCTGCGAATTCGGCATGGCCTTCAAGGGCCGGATCGATTCGCCTAAGCGGGTACGTATCGGCGTCAGTGTACATGCCACCGTGCGCCAGCAGCACTTCGTACCGAACGATGTCGGCCCGGAACTGTTCAACCGCATCTCTCGGAACCAGCTTTTCGGCCTGGTCATAGAGGGCACGGTTCTGGAGATTCAGGTCATCGATCTGCGTTTCCGTCCACAGCATGAACTGCCAGTCCGGATGCGTCTCTTCCCACCGGAGACAGCTCGCTTGCAGGTGGGACGGCATCGGGTTGCCGATCCAAATTTTATGCATGATCTTCGGAATAGCTGGTCTACTCACGCTGCCTCATCTACATTGACGAAAGCGCCCGTGACCGGTTGTCACGGGCGCTTCCAATGGGTCAGTTATATTTATGATACCGCACTAGCTTCCGATCTCTACGGCACCACACCCTGCCTCGGGCGGCGGCGTTGTCGTAATCGCGAAGGCGTAGTGTTTGCCAGGGCCCCATGCCGAAACAGGGGTGTCAGCAAGCCAAGGATTGCCGATGTCCCAAGCGGGGTTTGCCTGCCGAGTCTTCGACATGTAGGAGAACGTGAAGACATCGTTTGCGAACGTGAACTGTTGAATCTG